ATGGAAGCCATCCTTATTTTGATGGCTTTCTGGGTTCTTATCCAAATCCACAAGAAGGCAGGATGGACCGATGAAGAATGCTTGCCACTGTGGTGCATTGCTGAAGACACAGCTTATGCTTACTGCAATTTCGGTGGCGATTTGGTTCAATTCTTTGGATCCAATCCTTCTGGCCATCCGCTTACTGTGATTATCAATTGTCTGGTGAACGCTTTGTATATGCGATACTGCTTTGCTGAGTTACACCCGGGTCAGGGGAGTGTTTATGATAAAGCTCGAGAGTTCAAGAAGTTTGTAGCACTGCTGACATATGGTGACGATAACACAATGGGTGTGTCGCGTTCCATTGATTGGTTCAACCACACAGCAATCCAACGAGTTTTGAAGTCCATTGGTGTAAAGTATACCATGGCTGACAAGGAAGCCGAGAGTCGACCATTCATCGACATAACTGAAGTATCTTATTTGAAGCGAAGATGGCGTTGGGATGAAGATATCGGTGCGGTTGTGTGTCCCTTGGAGGAAGCATCTATCCACAAGATGTTGACTTGGTGCGTTCCATCGGGGGAGGAAAGTCCGGAATTCCATATGGCATCAGTCATGGTATCCGCAGCGAATGAATGGTTTTGGTACGGAAAAGACAAGTTCAATGAAGAGCGAGCTTGGCTTTTGCAACTAGCGGAGAAACACGGTATTCTTCGCCATGTTGAGTACAAAAAGTTACCGACGTGGGAACAGTTATACGATCGATACTGGAAGGCTTCTGAAGGCATCGAAACTAACCGTTCCAAAGGGTGTGTGTCCACTCACCCGCGCGACATTGTCGCCTAAGCAAGGACTCTACATATAGATCTGCATGTTATATATTTGCGTGTGATTTCGTGTATACTTGAGTGTGCTATATGTTTGAAAACCCATCCATCACTATGGATTCGCCTATTTAGGAGTGAGGGTGAAGGGTGCCCAGAAAAATTACACACTTGCATGTAGAGTGAGACAGCTCTTGCATTTTATTTCCG